TTACCGTTGGGAACGTAGGCGGCACAATCAGTGCCACCACAGTTTTCTCAGGGAGCGCCTCAAAGACTTTCGGCGGCACATCCGCTGGCTATGTCGAGCTAACGACTGTTGATTGTCCTGCGAACAGTGGTGCTAAAGCCCATGTTCCAGTTCTCAACATGATCTTTGACGGAGCGTTTGCCACGGACACTGCGTATGTGAAACTTGAGTACGCAACGATCACTAATGGCTCTGCTGGTGGATACACGGCTATCCAAACGCTGAGACATAAGACGGCTGCTGGCGGTAACTCATGGACCACAATCCCAGTTATCGGTAGTGCGCCATCCACGACCTCGGCAGTGAGATTTAAAGTGTCTATTCAGATGTTTGCAGATAACGGCACTTCAAGTACCAACCAATCTCGAACTGGTACTGCCCATTGGTCAGGAACAACGGTAGGTATCGTATGATTATGTATGTAAGAGTAGAAAATGGAGTCCCTTGCGGCTCACCGCAGACCTTTGAAGAAGTCCCTTCTGGCTGGGTAGAGTTCGTTAAGTACACTGGCGATATCGACTACCTTATCCAGACGGTAGTACAGACTTATGACGCAGATTCCAACCGCGTTGTGGAATCTCTAATGAATCTCGCAAGTCCCACCGATCTTATCCTGGCATCAGTCAGAGTAACGAGAGACCAGATGCTCACCAGCACCGACTGGACGCAGCTTCCAGATGTCGTTTTCAACGCTGGTGTAAAAGCAGCATGGGCTACCTATAGGACTGCCCTCCGCAATGTACCTTCGGCCAATAGCAGCGTCACATCTATCGATGATGTCGTATGGCCTACTAAACCAACCTAACTTTGACAGGAGTCATGCATGGGTAAGCTAAGTGTATCTGACTCCTTAAAAGCCTCAGTAACTCATCTAGAAAATACGATAGAAAAAGCTATCGAATCTGGAGATGCTGAGTGCGCCATAGACCAAACATCTTTAAGACACTTCTTTACAGACCCGATAGAAGAATACGGCTGCGGAATATATACCAGAGAACTTACAGTCCCAAAGGGCATGACGTTTGTCGGAAAAATACATCGGCATTCACATATGGCATTCCTGATGAAGGGCGAGCTTCTAGTCGTATCTTCCACTGGCAAAGAACACATAAAAGCCCCACATACTTGGGTCACCCCTGTAGGAGCAAAGAGAGCCTTCTATGCCTTAGAGGACTCTATCCTCACTAATGTGCATATGACAAAACACTTGGGTGAAGAGAACTTGGAACAAATGGAGAAGGAAGTGATAGCCCCCACATACACAGATATGGGGCTAGAAGAGCCTGACCTAAAACTTTTTTTGGAGAACACATAATGGGATTTGTAGTCGGAGCAATGATAGGTAGTGCAGTAATTGGTGGAGTAGGCTCATACGCTGGTGGAAAACAAGCAGCAAAAGCACAAGAAGAAGCTGCACGGATGCAAGCAGCTTCCTTTGAATTTTCAAAGCCTTACATCCAGCGTAGCTATGATAGTGCAGAGACTGCATACAATGATTCTTTAGCGGCTGGCTCTTACAATGGTAAAACCCTAGCTGATCCAAATGCAATGCAGGTCGCGGGTAATAACTACATCGGCAACATGGGCGCTGCGGGTGCAGAGGGTGCATACAATCTCACTCAGTCAGGACAAGGTTTTGGGCAGAATTACAATGACATGTACAACGCCTCCCAAGGTGATCGAATACAGACTGCACAAGACTACGCGCTAAATAACTCAGGTGGCCTAATTGACTCGGCTATGCGCGACAGCAACCGCACCCTTAATGAGGAAACCCTCACAGGTATTAACGAAGCGTCAAGTAATACTGGAAACATGAACTCTTCACGCGCAGGTATTGCAGATGCAGTAGCTAATCGTGCATACGATGATCGTAGAGCAGATGTCACCGCTAATGTTAACCAGAACCTTATGGATCAGTCACTGAGTCAGCAAAATCAGCAGTTTAAAGATCAAATGATGGCTAACGAAGGCATATCTGGCGCATACACCCAAGGTATCAACTCAATGGGTACGATGGGTGACTTTATGACGGGTGCTGGTGGTAATCTCAGATCATTTGAGCAGCAGCGTTATGACGATGAGCGTCAAAGGTTTGAGGGCAATAGAGACTTTGCTCTTAACCAAGGTATCAAATACCAACAAGGCATCTTAAACAATGCTGACTACAATTCCCCACAGAATCCAGTTATGCAAACTGCTAGTCCAATGGCCGCTGGCTTTGGTGGTGCAATGCAGGGCTTGGGTATGGGCATGAAATACGCTAACTATCAAAACGGCAAGACAGACGGTGAGGGGAAAGTCTAATGGCTAATTGGTATCAGCAGACTCATACACCGCCCCCCATAGGTACTCCAGAGTATGACGAGTACCTTAGAAACGCTGGAATACTTCAAAGACAAGTGCCAGATGACTACAACGCGGTAAACCAATCGCAAGGTGCGCTAAGTTTAGTACCCTCTGACCGATTTTCTGGAATAGCCGACTCCACAACCTCTTATGCAAGCCGTGTAGCCAAAGACAGGCGTGAAAACCCTCTAGAACCTTTGACTGCAAACCGTGCAGGTCAGGCCATAAACGCTGGTGCAGAGGCCGCTTTGGATAACGTCATAATCCCTGGCGCAAAAGTTGCAGTAGATACTGCCAAAGACGCTGGACTTGGAGTCTTAAATTTCGGCAGAGGCGTTGTCGGTATGGAGGAGCTTGAAGCAGGCCAAAGATACCGTGACGAAACACCACCAAGTGGTAGAACTGCGTCTGACGTAGATTTATCTGGAGTTTTTCCTACTGGCGCTCTTACTCAGTATGGTCTAGATGCAAATACCACTGGTGAGAGAGACCCTGATACAGGCGAGGTTATTCCTTTAGGGACTGTGCCTATGCCGGAGGTTAATAGACCTGCTCTAGCTGTGGCCCAACCTACAGCAAGTGACCAAGGCATCAACCCAGCTATTCCTGCCCTTAACGGCCAAGAAGTTACAAATTACGCTGGCCCACTTACAGCCGACAAAGGTGTTCTTGAGAAGATTGCTGAAGCAGCTTCTGGCGAGCGCCAACCAAGCACAGGCAACAAAAGAGACAAGGCTGGACTATCTGTACCTCGTAATAAAACCAATATTGACTTGAGTGAAATGCTAATCAGAACTGGCGGTGCCATCACAGGCGCTTCTGGAGATGGTGCTTTAGCAGCCATCGGTGCAGGAACCAATGCGTATGGTGGAGTCATGGATGAGAACAGGCGCTTAGAGCAAGTTCAATACGAGAATGACCAAAAGGAATACCAAGCAGAAGAAGATCGTAAGGTTCAGCGTATGACTGCCAGAGGTGGATCGGCTGCTCAACAGAAAGCTGCTAGAGAAGAAGCCGATATGCTTCTTGGTAATACAGCAAAAGTAAAAGTCTACGACAGCCTAATCGATGATCTAACAATGGCTGGAGATAATGTGACTGGCATGCTGGATGGCACTGTTAGAAAGCTCATTGACAACCAGACAGGACATCCTAATTCCAATTTAAGACTAAGGATGGAGGCTGTCCGTGTAGATGCAGCTTTGGCTAGTGTAGCTAAAACAAAGGGTGCTATCTCAGACAGAGAGATGTCGTTATTCCTATCCCCAATGCCAACTATGACCAGCAGTGAAGAAGTCTGGATTGATTGGATGACTATGCAAAGAAATGTCACTCAATTACTTAATGACCGCATGTCTGGAAAAGTTACTGTTGATCGCGGTAGTGCAGAACTTACTGCCGATATAGAACGCTACGCCAACAAGTACCCTGACCAACGCACCTCAACCGATACCCTTTTAACTAAGTATGGGATCAATTAATGGAGTTATAGCCAATGTCTGAACGGTTGCAACAACTTTACTCAGCACTATCTGCCGCAGACAAAGCTGGAAATACTGAAGATGCACAGGCTATCGCCACAGCATATAAGCTAGAAAAAGATAGGATTGCTGTAGAAAGCACTGGTATGCGCCCAGAGCGGCAAATAGCGCGTCCAGAGCCTGAGTCTGATAATGCTTTCCAGTACTCTATTGACCAAGCCCAACGGATGGGCGGTAAAGGCATAGAGGCTTTGGGCCGTGCTACTGCAACTAGTCAGCTAGAAAGTTACGGTACTGGTGTAGTACAGCAGCAAGACCAAGACATAGCCGCAGGAGGCTACCAACCTTCATACACCAAGTCTCTACGCGACACTTTTAACGAAGATGGCATCCAGTCTGCTATTGGATGGCTTGGTGAGAAGACTGCTGAGAACTCTGTATCTGGAGGCGCTGCTCTAATAGGCGGCCTTGGTGCTGCTGCTTTAGCTCCAGTTTCTGCACCAGCAGCGGCAATTCTGGGGCTGACTACCCTTGCCGGAAGCGTGGCTATGGGTGCTGGTGAAGCAGCCTTTGAGCAAGAAGAAAAAGTAGGCGATTACGATGCTGCTCTGTCTGTAGGGCAAGGAATATTGATAGGCATCTTGGACAAGTTCGGTGCAGGAAAAGTAATACCAAAGTCCAGACTACTAACGATGACCCCTGATGATGTTGCTAAAGAACTCGCTTCCAAAGGATATGCCCAAGCCGCAAAAGAGGTTATCAAAAGAACCGCAACAGAAGGTGCAACAGAAGTTGCTCAAGAAGGCGTTTCGATAGCTGGCGCTGCCTCTAGAGGCGGTGAGTACTCTCAAGATGAAGTGATAGACCGTAGTATCGAAAGTTTTGCCCTTGGTGCAACCAATGCTGGTGTAGCACAGGGTGTCATGGGTACTGGCAGTGCGCTAGTGAATGGCAAGCCTGCGAACCTTAGTGATCGATTAGCTCAGTCTACTTTTGCACAGCGTCTAGATGCTCTTGCTAAAGATGGAGATTCTGACGGTAACCCTTATGACTTAAATGACTTAGATACTACTTCGCAGACAGGCGTAAGAGCATTAATTGATGCGGCCCATGCATCTATAGGTGCAGAGATTCAAAACCTTGAGTCAGACCTTAGTGCGTTCTTAAACCCAAACAACAAGTCTCTGACTTCTCAAGAAAAAGCAGACAGAGTAAAAGTTAAGGCCATGCTCAAGCAGGCCCGTAACAAAACTAAGTCTGTAGTAGGTGCTAAAGACTTTGCGATACTTAAGCGTCTAGTTGGAAGCACTCCTGACGGTAAGCGTTTGCTTAACTTAGTAAAAGAAAGCCAAGAGCAGACCAAAGTATGGAACGCTGGCTTGGTTGGGGGTGTCTCAAAGTACACTGACCTATCCAACCCCCTCCCTACTAACACAAATTACTCTGGCCAAAGTGCGCTTACTAATTCTATAAAAGGCTTAGGAACTGGCGGTCTTGCTTACACCACTGGGGGTACATCTTTAATCCCACAGGCTGGCATTTTCGCTGGTGGTCGCATAATCGACAAGATCACTGGTAGACGCTCTAAGGTTAAGCGTTACATCACTAAAAACAAAGGTGGTGATGGATTTGGCCAAGTTAGTGGAATTGGTGAGAGGGACAAAAACCTACAAAAAGATAAAAAAGCCCAAGACGAAGCATTAGCTAAAGCGCGTCAGTCAAAAGATGCTCAAAGAATGAAGCATTTTTATAACTACACTAATAACAACCCTGCTAATCCAGAAAGCCCTCAAGGTATTTACGAAAGGTTTACTGGAATGGATAGGGCAGGTCTTGAGGCTACTATTGAAGAGTCTCTGGGCGATCCAGACCTCGATCCAATGATACGCAAGGAAATGGAAGACCTAATAGAAAGCATGAAGTACGGAGAAAAGGTTTCTGGCTTTGGCGCTTTACGGATGATCAACGGTTTAATCCAACAGTTCCCTGACACAGTCGGAAAACGAAGAGTTAATGTCCCAGAAGACCAAGCCAAGCTACAGGCTTTACTAGCCAGTGGTGTCGGTAAGGAATCGCCAGGATACCTTCGTGGTGTTGCTGACAACAAAGCTTTCGTTGCAGAGTTACAAGAAAAGTTGTCACAGGATTCTTCTGTTTCTGCTGTTGACAAAACTAGGTTAAAAGCTGTTCTTGATAAAATGGCCACCACTCTAGGCAAAGAGCCTCTAGGAACGATTGCACTTTATGAAGGGCAGTTGTTGAAAGCAGGCGTTCCCCCTGCGGCTATGGCGGCATATTTTAACCCTTATAAAGAGAGGGTAATTCAGCAGCAGAAGGGGCGTGGTAATACACCCCCAGACGGAGGTACTCCACCGGAGGGTGGCTCTCCCCCGCAAGGAGGAGGCCCACAGCCTACTCAGCCGCCTCCGAAACCTAGGCCGTTTACTCCTCCTGCCCCGACAGTAGCTCCTACAGATGCTCCAGTGGCTGTTACTCCTCCGGTAGTTGCCCCACCTAAACCCAAGCCAAAAGATGTAAAAAAGAAGCTCCCAGAAGCTAAGAAAGTAGTAAAGCTTTTTGACATAGGAAATGAAGGGTCTATCTGGGAGCAGGGTATCGCCACAATGGATGACTTTTTAGCTTTAGGTAAGGCACTGAATTTAACGATAAAAATATCAAAAAATCAGTCAGCTTTCGATAAGTTTAGAAAGTCTGTCGGGTTCTATGGTGTCAACGGTAAAAGTCTGCGCGGCTTCCACACCAATGTAAAATTTGGCTCTGGTGGGCGCATGGATGATTCGCAGAAGAACATCATTGGCGTAAAGCAGCTAAAAGGCTCTGATGATCTTCAAGTGTTAATGACACTGGCTCACGAAATCGGACACGACATAGAATCTACAAGTAAAGAGAAGAACGCACGGGCTTACGCTAGTTACAACATGCACCCAGAAAGTGCTGGTCAAACATACATGGTAGAGGGGTCTTTCAGAGAGTATCTTAATGGCTTAAATTCGGCGGTTACAATGAACCCAACTAACTCCACTGCTGAAAAGAAAATTACAGATGAGATAGACAATCTACAAAATCTCGTTGGCGTTTTCTTTGAGAAAGACGCAGCATTAGGAAAGAAAAACATAAGAGTCTCTTGGCAAAGAGATTTTTATAAGTCAATAAAAGATATGAATCCTAAAGAAGCAACTCCAGAATTTATAGCTACTGAGATGGCTAAGTATAAAAAAAGATTACACCCATCACAGCGTAGACATATAGAGTATGTGAAAGATGCAGCGGAGTTTGCTACAGACCCTATCTGGGTCTATATGGCTAACCCTCGCTTAATGAAAGAAGTTGCACCAAACACCGCCAAAGAAATACAAAAGTTCTTTAGCGGTATGCAAAAAGACTTCCCTGTAAGTTTCCATGCCAACCCAGTCGCGACAATTTTAGCTATTGTAATGGCGGGAATGGTAGCAACCGGAGATGAAGAGGAGCAACAGCCCGCTCAAGCACCACAGGGCGGCCTTGTCAGCATGTAGTCACACCACATAAGGAGAGTTATGTGAATCCAAAAGTAATAGATTTAGTCCTGTATTTACAGGCGATAAAAGATGTAGACGATAGTGCTTATCTAACCCCCTCGCAGCGCATCCAGATATTCAAAGAGATGAAATACGAGCTTCCTCCAGAGATGATATGCCATTTATGTGGCCACACTAGAGGAATACTAGAAACACTACTAAAGGATAAATCGTCTGATGGAAACCAAGCCAAAAAGAAAACAACGCGCAAAAGCACCCCCGAAGCCAAAGACCTACCCGAAGAAAGCGACACCCAAAAGCAATCACTACTTTTCGACACTGATGTCCACCCCAGAGGGGAGAGCGTTGAGAAAGGAGTGGTCAAACAAGCCGCGAAAAAACGGGGGAAGGCCAAAGGGGGTTCCTGATGGATATCGCAAAGATACTATTGCTCCATTACGCGCCCAAGCCAAGATTGATGCCAATAAGGTAGTAGAGATTATGAGCGACAAATACAACATCGAAGATGAGTACCAGAAAGAAGCACTCCATACGGCAGTAGAAGTAATGCGCCTAGTTGGTGAGACCAGAGAACGTCTGGCGGCTGCACGATTGGTTCTCGACTTTACGAAAAGTAAGCCAGCCAGTAAGTCTGATGTCTCTATATCGAAGGCAGAAGATTTCCTAGCTTCACTATTGCAAGAGGATGAGCAGCCCGATGCACCAGAAGATAGCAAAGATACGGAAAAGGTTGCTGACTGATTTCAGCTACTACTCTAACGCCTCCTTAAAGATAAGAACTAAGTTAGGCAACATTTCCCCCCTCAAGTTAAATTCAGCACAGAAAATCCTAAACAAAGCAGTCGAGGACCAGATAGACACTGAAGGCAAAGTCCGTGTGATTATCTTGAAGGCCCGACAGCAGGGACTATCTACATACACTGGTGGTTACCTCTATTTCTCTGTAAGTCAAAAAGCTGCATGTAAGGCTATGGTCATTACTCACCATGCCGATTCTACCCGTGCGCTTTTTGATATGACTAAGAGATTCCATGAGCATTGCCCAGATATTCTGAAGCCTCACACAAAGTATTCCTCAAGACGGGAGATGAATTTTGACGTACTTGATAGTAGCTTTGTGGTTGCAACAGCGGGTGGAGAATCTATCGGTAGAGGCGAAACGCTTACTCATGTACACGCATCAGAGTTGGCTTTCTGGCAGAAAAGTACCGCTTTGGATAACTGGAACGGCCTTACACAGGCAGTCCCTAATGCTAAAGGTACGGCTATTTTTGTCGAAAGTACGGCCAATGGTGCAACAGGCATTTTTGCTGACTTATGGCGCGGTGCGGTGGATGGCTCTAATGGTTATGTACCAGTTTTTATTCCTTGGTTTACTGATGTTGATTACCGTGAAAAAGTTACAGACAACTTTGAGAGAACGCCTGACGAAGAAGACCTAGCCGAGCTTTATGATTTAGACAATGAGCAGCTAATGTTTAGGCGCAGAAAGATTGCCCAAAATGGCATCGATTTGTTTCGCCAGGAATATCCTAGTGAGCCTGATGAAGCCTTCTTGACTACAGGCCGACCAGTGTTCAACCCAGAGCAGCTATCTAAGAATTTAAAGACTACCAGAGACCTCCAAGAGCGTCTTGCCCTTGAGGCTGGTGAGTTCGTAAATAATGCCCGTGGTGAACTTAGTACCTATAGAAAGCATGTCGAAGGTGAGCAGTATGTCATCGGTGCAGACGTTGCTATGGGAGTTAGAGGTGGCGATTACTCTGTATGCCAAGTACTTGACTCCCAAAAGCGTCAGGTAGCGACATGGAGAGGACACGCACATCCTGATTACTTTGCTGAAGTTCTTTATGCACTTGGTGAGTACTACAACGAAGCCTATATCTGTGTGGAGAATAACTCTCACGGAATCCTGACCTGCACTAGGTTAGGCAAGGATATGGCTTATCCTAATTTTTATACTGAAACACAGATAGACAAGCTTACTGACCGAGAGACTACAAAGCTCGGCTTCACGACTACCCAGAAGACTAAGCCTTTGATCATTGACCAACTACGCGCAGTAATGCGGGAAGAACAGTTGGAAATTAATTGCAAGGTAACTCTACGCGAAATGCTTTCTTATATCGTGACTGAGAGCGGAGCTATGCAGGCAGAAGCAGGTTGCTTTGATGACTGCGTAATGGCTCTTGCACTTGCTAATCATGTCCACACGGGCGCATGGACTCCTGTGGAATCAACTGACAATTTTTATATTGAAATGGTTTAAATATGGCAAAGAAAAAAGATTACAAGAAACTCTCTGATGAAGAGATACTTGCGATATGCGATGACAACGTAGGGCGGTCTGTTGGTTACCACGATAGTGAGTTAAGCCGTGAGAGAGCCAATGTTATGGACTACTACAGCGGTGATAAGCCGAAGCCTATCCATGATGGCAACTCCAAGTACGTTTCTCTAGATTGCTGGAACGGAATCGAGTCAATGAAGGCTGCTCTACTAGAGACCTTTAGCGCGGGGAGCAAGATAGTACGATTTGATCCCCAGTCTGCTGACGATGTAAAGATGGCTGCCACCTGTACTTCATACACAGAATATGTGGCCCACCGACAGAACGACCTCTATTCAATTATGTCCTCAGTCATACATGATGGCCTCATTGCTAGGGCAGGCATTGCCAAAGTATTCTGGCAAGCGCAGGAAGAGACCACATCCGAGTTCTTTGAGAACTTGACTGAAGATGAGCTAGATATGCTCTTATCTCAAGATAATATTGAGCTAGGAGAGCATGAAGAAGATGAAATTGGACTAACCTCTGGTGAGATAAGAATAACTAGAGATACGAGCCAAGTAGTCATCGAAAACATCCCTCCAGAAGAATTTTTAATTGAGTCACAAGCAAAGTCATTGGACAGTGTCTTGTTCTGCGCCCACCGCACCAAGAAGACATTATCTGACCTACGACTTATGGGTTACTCAGACAAACTCCTAGACAAAATTGGCGAGCATACTGATGTGGACTTGGATACTGACCTAGAAGTCTTATCCAGACATGACTCTGTGAACGCTGATAGAGGCTTCAACACCGAAGGTTACCAAGATCAAGTTAGATCGGTAATGGTGCATGAAGTCTACTTGGAGATAGACGTTGAGGGGTCGGGAGTAGCAGAACTATATAAGATAATGAAAGCCGGTAATGTGCTTCTTGAAAAAGAGAAGGTTAATAGAAAACCATTCATTACATTCGTTCCGCTCCCGATCCCTCACGCCTTCTACGGTAACAACTTTGGTGCAAAGCTAATTGATACCCAGAATGCGAGAACCGTGCTTACAAGGTCTATCCTTGATCACGCAATGATTACCAACAACCCCCGATATACAGTGCTGAAGGGTGGTCTAACTAACCCGAAGGAACTTATCGATAACAGGGTAGGTGGTCTGGTCAATGTAACACGGCCTGATGCCATAGCCCCGATGATGCAGTCTCCGCTAAACCCGTTTACCTTCCAGACGCTCTCGATGCTTGAGTCGAACATGGAGGATACGACTGGTGTCAGTAAGCTGTCTCAGGGTCTTGATAAGAATGCTGTTTCAAAGCAAAACTCAGCGGCTATGGTGGAGCAGTTAGCCACCATGTCTCAGCAGCGCCAAAAGATAATAGCGCGTAATTTTGCAACGCAGTGGGTTAAGCCCATGTACCAGCTAATTTACCAGCTAGTAATTGAGAATGAAGATCAAGCGAAGCTCATCGAAATCAATGGTGAGTATGTCGAGATTGATCCAAGCGCATGGGCAGATAAACGTGATGTAACTGTAGAGTTATCCCTTGGCTATGGAGAGCATGAAAAAGAAAGCCAGAAGTACATGGCTATGCACCAAACTTTCCAATCTGACCCAAGCCTTCAAAAGATGTACACCGCTCAGAACCAGTACCAACTAATCTCTAAAGTAATGGAGATGGCGGGTATTAAGAATGTTGGTGAGTTCCTTACAAACCCAGATGAGTTGCCACCAGAGCAGCCTGATCCAGCGCAAGAACTTCAGATGGAGCTTATGAAGAAGCAGCTTGAAGTACAAGAGCGCCAGACAGCCTTGGGCGAGATGAAGGCACAGATGGATGTAGAAAACATGAAGATGAAGCTCGAACTTGAGCGTCTTAAGGCTGAGAACCAATTCGCAATTCAAAGCGATAAGGTTGATCTCAGTGAAGCGCAACTTAATCACAAGAAAGTAATTGATACCGCAGAACTTCTACTTGCACAGCAAGCAGATGAGATTACGGCTATTGCCTCAGTTAATGGATGACCCGTTGTAAATAATGTTCTTAAGGAGAGCAGTAATGACTAGTGAAGAAGAATTAGTAACCAAAGGCCATGACGCAGAAATGCTACTTGGTTTAGAGGCTTTTACCAATACGGTAAATACTCAAATAGAAGCTGCAACACAGCAGTTTTTTGCGAGTAGCCCAGAAGACTATGAAATGCGTGAAGATGCCTACTTGCAGTACCGTGCCTTGGCTGATCTCGTAAGCACTCTAAGACAACAAGTTGAAGTCTTAGATCAAATCAAATCAAAAGCAACACCAGAAGAGGAGTAGCACTATGTCAGAAGATAACGTGCAACAGGACTTTGATTTTGGAAGTGTCGATAGTACGGCAGAAGCCATTTTAGCAAGCTGGGAAGACGCTGATGAAAGTCAGCCATCTGAAGAAGGTGAGTTAGAGGCAGCAGAGGATTCTACTAGCGAAGAAGAGACTGAAGTAGATGAAACTGAAGAAGAGGAAGATGAAGAAACCAAAGAAGAAGATGAGACTGAAGAAGACCCTGCTGAGTCCCAGGATACCGAAGAGGATGCAGAGAGTGAGCCAGAAGAAGTTGATCTGTCTGATGAAACTCTTGTTGAACTCCAAGTTGATGGCGAAACGAAACAGGCATCTTTAAAAGACCTCAAGAGACTCTACGGGCAAGAAGCATCTCTCACAAGAAAGTCTCAAGAAACAGCGAACCAAAGAAAAGAAGCTAATGAAGCACTGGAACGTGCAGATGCATCATTACAAGCGATGCTGACTCGCGCACAAGAGCGTTACGCGCCATATGAAGAAGTCGATATGTTAGTTGCCTCACGGCAAATGAATCCCGATGACTTTGCGGCACTACGCGCTGAAGCAAAAGCAGCAGAAGGCGATCTTAAATTCCTAAAAGAGGAAGCTAATAGCTTCTATGGGGAACTCCAAAACAAAAAAGCAGCACAGCAGCAAGAGAGTGCAAAGCATTGTATTGAGGTTCTTCAGAAAGAGTTACCAGAGTGGAACACGGAGTTGTACAACGACATCCGAAAACACGCTATTGGAAGCGGTCTACCAGCAGAGTCTGTCAATCAATATACCGATCCTAACGTGATCATGTTGCTTCATAAAGCAATGATGTTTGACAGGTCAAAGCAAGTAGCCAAGACAAAGAAAGCCAAAGCACCCACAAAGATTCTACGCAGCAAGAAAGCGCCACCTACTAAAACTGATCAACGTATCAGCAAGCAGAAGGCAGCGCAGGAACGTATGCGGAAAAGTCCGAGCGGAGGTAATGATCTAGATGACATTGCAGAAATGCTAATGGCTAATTGGGACGCTGAATAACCCCCTTTTTTAATTTAATTTTATAGGTAAAACAACATGACGACCCTGACAACATATGCAATCGTGGGAAAAAAGGAAGATGTCTCACAAAGTATAGAAAATATATCTCCTAGTGCAACTCCTTTTCAAACTATGATCAAAAGCGAGAAGGTTTCTGCTCGTAATTTTGACTGGTTAGAAGATTCTTTGAGGGCAAGTTCCGCAGCGGGTCTCGTAGAAGGAGCAGACGCGAGTATGACAGCGGTAGGGCAACCTACTTCTCGTTCAAACGTCACTCAGATCATTGGTGAATCTTTCCAAGTATCTGCAACTTCTGACGCAGTAGCTACCCACGGCAGGGCTAAGGAGACAGCCTATAATTTGGCCAAAGTTTTACGCTCCCTCAAGAAAGACGTGGAAAAGTCCATGTGCGGTGTATCTCAGGCAGCGGTAAATACCAACGCCAATACTGCGCGCAAGATGGCTTCAATTGACCAGCAGATTTCTACTACATTAGACGCGGGTTCAAACGCTACCGATGCGCTTACAGAAGCAAAGTTGCTTGACTTAGCACAGACCTGCTACATCAACGGTTCTGATCCTACAGTACTTATGATCAAGCCTGCTGACAGTCTAATCATTGGCGGCTTTGCGTCTGCCTCTGGACGTGAGCGAGACATTGGTGCAAGCCAGACACTTGTTAATACCATCTCGGTACTCGTGACCGCCTTCGGCACCTTTAAGGTTGTACTTAATCGTGAGAATCTTGCTACCAACGCATACCTGATCGATCCTTCAATGTTCAAGCAATGTACCTTACGTCCATTTACTCGCACTCTGCTTGCGAAAACCGGAGACTCTGACAAACATCAAGTTTTAGCGGAGCTTTCTGTAAAACATACAAGCTTTGCAGATAGCGGAATGATCACCGGACTTTCTTAAGTCCTAGCTAGATGATTGGGGGCGGGGATGACGGTAAGGGTTTTGCTCTCCTTAACTTGCCAGACTCTCCGTCCCCTCTTTAGTTTTTAAAGGAGATGTTACAAATGTCACAAAAAAAAGATTCACTGATCTACCACGATATTCAAAATAGATTCATGTTTGAAAACAAAGGTGACGAGAATGTCATCGAGCAAAAGCAGCACATACCTACATCCTTTTTAGATGATCTCCGAAGACAGCGTGAGAACTCTTTGAACCAAAAGGAAGGTGAGTTTATGAGTGTTGCCGAAGTCCCTGTAGCAATTTATGAGCAGTGGCTGAAAGAAGGTTTTGACATGATGAAAGAAACTCCAAAGGCTATCCTGATGCGACTAAAACAGCAGGATTTAAACGCTTTCATAACGACTAAAAAGCAGGTGTAAAATGAACTACGGTCAAATCCGTACACACTTCAAAGCGTTACTCAATCGCTCAGATATTACTGATGCATTAGCAGATACTTTTCTAGAGCAAGGAATCGCCAGGATACAAAGAAGCCTGAGAATTCCTGCTATGGAAAGCCAGCACAAATACACATTCTCAACTCTTACATCCAAGGTTACGTTACCCGCTGACTTTTTAGAAGCTATTGACGTTTACTTTTTAAACGTAGCTTTAACACGGTTGCCGATGCGAGAGATTCAAGGACTACTTTCAAGTGCTGAGACAGGAAGTCCAGTCTATTTTGCTAGAGAAGGAAGTGAGTTCCTTATGTTCCCGCGTCCTTCATCTGGCACTTTAGTGATGAACTACTATTCGATCTTTTCAGAACTCAGCGCAGACTCGGATACAAATGTCTTAAGCGACATTGCTCCAGATTTAATAATCTATGCAGCACTAACTTATGCATCGGATTACTTCTTAGACGATAGAGCAGAAATTTGGAATGCTAAGTTCTTTACTTTCATAGATGAGATACAGACGCAAGCAGTTGAGCAAGAACTGACAGGAACGCTACAGGTAATGCGTCCTGCTTACTCCATCCATTAGAAGGTAATTTGAAAATGGCAAAATCCTCGTTTTTCAGTGGTTCTGGAGTCACATCCACCAACACTACAGCGATAGAAAGTTCGGCCACTGCTGCAACCGCAGCAGCTACTGAAGCGGCTGCAAGTGCCGTAACGGCTTCTGCGGCTTCTGCTACTGCTACTGGTGCCGTTAGTTCAAACCTAGCAAGTGCCGTTGCGGCTGAAGCATCTAGAGTAGCCTCCGTTGCTGCGAAAGTTTCTGCCGAAACTGCTGAGACAAACGCAGAGACTGCACAAGCAGCCACGTTGTCTTTAAAGAATGCCACAGCTACTTCTGCCGCTGCCTCAGAAACTTCAAAAACAGGGAGTGCCGCAAGTGCCGCAACAGCGACAACTAAAGCATCAGAAGCTTCAACATCATCGACAAACTCAGCTACGAGCGCAGCGACTGCGACTTCAAAAGCTGCCGACAGTGAAACTGCAAGAGCAGCAAGTGTCGTTGCAAAAGATGCCGCAGTAACCGCAAAAGATGCTTCGGTGGTTGCGAAAGATGCTTCGGTGGCTGCGAAAGTTTTAGCGGTTGCTGCGAAAGTTTCTGCGGAAACTGCTGAGACAAATGCCGCCAACAGTGCAACCACTGGGGCGAGCCAAGTAACTCTGGCTACCGCTCAAGTTACCCTCGCTACGGCACAAAAAGTCATTGCGACAACGAAGGCTACAGAAGCCTCGGCAAGCGCGTCAAGTGCCTCGACTGCACAGGCGGCTGCGGTGGCTGCCAAAGATGCGGCACTGGCTGCGTTTGATTCTTTCGATGACAGGTACTTGGGACAAAAGTCCAGTGACCCATCTCTCGATAACGATGGTGATGCTCTGGCTGCTGGAATGCTCTACTTCAACACTACGTCAGATGTAATGAAAGTATATGAGGGCAGTTCTTTTGTAGCAGCCTATGCTTCTCTTTCTGGAACGCTGGTGGCCACCAACAACCTTAGTGATGTTGCGAATGCTGGAAGTGCCAGGAGTAATTTAGGACTT